CTGGAGGGTCGGGTGGTTCTGGCGTTGTAATTATAAGATACAAGTATCAGTGATGGCTCATTATGCAAAAATAGAAGATGGAATTGTCACGCAAGTAATCGTTGCGGTGCGAGATTTTGTTGATACTCAAGCAGGGGCTTGGGTTCAAACGTCATATAATACACACGGCGGCCAACATGCGCTAGGCAACACACCTTTGCGTAAAAATTATGCTGGTATTGGTTATACATATGACAGCACACGTGATGCTTTTTATAGACCACAGCCTTACCCAAGTTGGACACTAAACGAAACAACTTGTTTCTGGGAGCCACCTGTTGTGTATCCTAGTGATGGCAAGATGTATAAATGGAACGAAGACACAACAAGCTGGACAGAGGTAACTTAATGGATATTAACTGGACAGTAGTAACAATCGTAGGTGCATTACTAGCCCAAGTATCGCACAGCACTGCGTAATATTACTGCCCATTCTAACTGGCCTAATTTAGCGTATCCAGATATGGACGGTACGGGCGGTGATTGGCCTAATATTCCTAGTTAAGTGCTTGCTTTATCTTTCTATGTGGTATAATGTTACCCCATAGAAACAATTAAAACCCCCCTTATAAATTAGATACCCGCCTGTATTTACAGGCACTTAACCCCCCCTTACAAAATTGGAGAAGTGCTATGGGCCTATTTGGCGGTGGCAAGACATACGTTACAAACACGGGCTTGCAAGATGCTCAAATGACTGCGTTAACGGGCAACCAGAAAAATCTGGAAACGGGACTCAATGACGTTAATACAAATTTGAATACCGGGTTCGCTAATATCGATACAGGCTTTGAAGGCGTTAATACTGGTATTACCGGGCTGGCTACAGACATTGCTGGCATAAATGATGGTGTTACTACAAGTGTTAACGCAGGTTTTACAAACCTCAGTGAGTTAATCGCTCTTTATAACAGTGGCATGAACACTCAGTTCGATGCGGTCAACACTGGGCTGGCTAGTAATGCAACGGGATTAGAAACCGCCAATACAGGCATTACGGGCCTACAAACAGGGCAAGACACGGGCTTCCAGAATATGGGCACTCGGTTTGATACCGTGGATACCGCTGGGGCTAATCTTCAGACAACTGTCGATACTGGTTTTGGAGATACTTCAGCAGCGTTGTCTGGTATAGGTACAGATATCTCCACGGGCTTTGCCGATGCAAATTCCGCTATGGCCACAGGCTTTACGGACACTCAGGCCGGGGTCACTAGTGCTGCTGACGCAGCAGAAACACAACTTTCTGGGGTTTCTGACAGTGTTATGGCAGGGCAAGAGGGGCTGGCAACAGACCTCGGGACAATATCCGCTAATCAAGATATTTATGCTGGTTCAGTGCTTGGGAATCAGGAAAGTATGCAATCCACACAAGATGGCTTCCAAAGCAATTTTGATGAGTATGTTGATCGATATACCGATGATGCCCGTATAGCGCAAAACACTCGAGCAGATATGCAGACCGCCAATGCTAACGCTAACAGGGAGTTGCGGACTGACCTTGGTAGGCAAAGCGATGTGGCTAACGTACAGGCAGAAGAGACCGCTCGCCGTGTACAAGCAGTGCAGATCAATCAAGCCAAGGACTTAGCTATGCAAGCGGCGAATAGCGGGGGGCTGGATCTTAGTACCCGGCAAAACTTTGCCAATTTAAGTACCAGCTTTGATAGCTCTGGAAATTTAATTCCTACCACTGCAGATTCTATGGGAAACCGAATAAACAGGTCAATAGATCAGCAAGGAAACCTGCTTTTAACCTCTTTTAATAATCTTGGTCAGCCGATTAGTACACAGAGCATCAATATTGTGCAGTCTTTAGGAGTGCTCGAGCAACTCACCCAGCAGAATACCGCAAGTAATGGTTTCGCTTCTCCATATATATCAACAGGATAAACATGCACCCACAATCAATCTCCGCCCAAGGCATTAACCTAGTTAAGAAGTTTGAGGGTCTGCACCGTGTGCAGCCCGATGGCATGGTTTCGAGCTACCGATGCCCTGCAAACCGTTACACATGCGGATTTGGGGCCACTAGAGGCGTCAGGTCAGGAACTAAATGGACTAAAGAGTACTGCGAGCAGCGGCTTATTGAAGATCTAAATGAGCACGGCAAAGCTGTTAAACGCCTCGTTAATGTCCCCCTATCTCAATATCAATATGACGCTCTCACGTCTTTCGTTTTTAACCTCGGAGCCGGGGCTTTCAAAAGCTCAACCCTTCTTAAAAAACTAAACAAGGGGCTATACGATGAAGTCCCAGAGCAGCTGATGCGCTGGAACAAAGCTAGGGTAGATGGAAAGCTTACTGCATTAAACGGCCTCACCCGTAGGCGTTCAGCAGAGGCTTCTTTATTCTCCTCAGATGCTGCTCTGCCCTCCGATGAGGGCGGCTCAGAAATGCCTCAACGGGTATCTGCAGCTGCGCCTAAATCTTTAGCTAAGTCTAAGACAATGGCTGGCGCAGGTATTGCTGGAGCTGCCACTGCGATGAACGAGATCTCAGGCCAGCTGCAAGGATTATTGCCCTATGCGGATAGCTTAAAAGTATTGTTCTTAGTCTGCGCTATAGGCGGCATAGGCCTTGCCGCATACGCCCGATTTAAGGACCACTCAGACGGGGTTCACTGATGTTTATCCTTGGTAAGATCAAGATGTACATAATAGCTGCTTTGGCTATGGCCATGCCAATCATTTACGTGATGGGCCGTTTGTCTGGCGCAAACAAAGAGAAGCAGAAAGTCCTAAAGGACGATCTACAGGCCGCTAACAAAAAAACTGATTTCTATAAGGCGATTGCTGATCATGAAAAAGATCCTGCTCTTAGTACCCGTGATGGTCTCATTAATCGGGTGCGGAACGGTCTATAGGACACAACTTGAGGCGTATTGCCCAGCTGTTGTTGTCTACTCCGATGAATTTAATACAGGGCTTTCAACAGAGCTCGATGGCCTATCGTCCCGGAGCACTTACGTGCTCACGGCGGTGGGGGATTATATAGCGCTGCGCGACAAGCTCGCTGTCTGTGCGAGCGAAAGGGAGAAGCTCTAATGGCTGATACGAGCACGAATACAGAAAACCAAAGCATTGGGGATAAAGTTGGGGCTGCTGTAAGTAAAGCCAAGGAAGACTTTAGTAATTGGCAAGAGAAAAATAAGACTGAGTCTGGGGCAGAGAATTGGGCTGAGTATCATAGTGGTAAATCCATAAATCCTACTACAGGTGAATTAGAGTTCAATACTTATGATGCTCTCTACGATGAGTCTACTGGCGGTGCAGCTGCACTCTCAAGTGCCCCGGCCTCTTCAGCCCCTGCCTTAATAACCAGATCCCCCGGCAATGTCAGCGCTGCAGACATTCTTAAGATGGCTGAAACCGCTGGACTTGTGAAATCCCAAGAGGACATGGAAGCTATTGTCGCAGATCCAAATGGCTTTTTATCCACTCGGGGCATGACCATCACCGATCTAATCCCGTCTATGGATGCCGATGCTACAGGGGCAAATTTAGACCCGTATGATACACGCTATGATCTTGGGGAGGATCCTACATTAACTGCAGCAACGGTTGCGGATTCAAATGCTGTTGCCGGGGTCACGAATCCTGGGGCTGAAACTTATGATGTATCAACCTCTTCAGATAAACTAGATGATGGTACTAAGGTAAATGCTGCAACAGGAACTATCGATGACGATAATCTGGTTGATGCGAGCGACATTGAAATTGATGTAGCTGCAGAGGCCGAGGGCACAGGCGTACTCGGTAATGCCCTTAATGATTTTGCCACCCAAAACATCTCCACAATTATCGACACCTCTACGCCAGCTGGTAAGCTGCTTGCCGAAAAGCTTGGTGAGGGCGGTTACACCGACCACAAAGCAACCATTCTAGGGCAGATGGAAATTATTTCTGCTGAGTTTAAAGACAGCAACGGTAATCCAAAAATCCCGCCTTGGGCACAACGCATGGTGCGGGAGACCGAGAAGACCATTGCGTTTACTGGTATAACTGGGACAGCGGCAACCGCTGCCTATGCGAATGCTGTGATGGAAGCGACCTTGGGTGTGGCTGATAAAGAAGCTGCTTTCTTCCAAACAATAACCACAAAGAACCTAGACAATCGCCAAGAGGGCATCATTAACAAAGCGAAGATCCTAGCTAACTTCGAGCTAGGTAATCTTACTGCTCGGGAAACAGCTGCTGTTACAAATGCCAAAGCCTTTCTGGAAATGGATCTAACAAACCTGACCAATGAGCAGCAAGCCGAAGTTGTGAATAAACAGGCTGTGGTGCAAGCACTTTTTGAAGATCAGAAAGTCATGAACGCCCAGCGATTATTTACGGCAGAAAGCCAAAACGAGATGGCCAAGTTCTATGATGAGCTGAACTCAGCAATCGCTCGGCATAACTCTACAGAAATGAATACTTTAGCGAAGTTTAACGCCGGGGAAACTAATACGGTTGGCCAGTTCAATGCTGAAATGTCGGATAGCCGGGACCGCTTCTACAGCGAGATGCAATATAATATTGATGTTAGCAACGCTAAATGGCGTCAGTCGGTAGAAACCACTAATACGGCTATGATGTTTGAAGCTGTTGGGCAGGACGTTAAGAACGCTCTCGATATCTCTACAGAGGCTCAGAACAGGCTCTGGGACAGTATAGATAACTTGTTGGACTACATCTTTAAAGGTGCCGACAATGAGGCTACCCGAGACGCTGAAATCCTAGCTGCACAAATCAGGGCTCAAGCTGGCAGCGGAAGCAGCTCAGATGGTAAGTGGGGAGCGTTTGGCTCAATAGCGGCTGCTATTATTACGGCACCTAGTGACCAGCGCCTCAAAGAAAACATCGAGCACTTAGAAACTGTGGACGGTATCAGGTACTACACTTGGGATTGGAACGCCGAAGCTAAGAGGGTGGGCTTAAACAACGGGCCCACTTTTGGCGTGATGGCCCAAGAAATACAGAAGACCCATCCTCAAGCTATTGTGCAAGGCCCACAGGGATACTTGCTAGTGAATTACGGAGCGCTGCCTAAGTGAGCGTAGACACAGTAATACCCTTTCCCCAGCAAAGTGCTGTTGACCGCCAGTTCGAAGAACTGGAGCGGCAACGTGAGCAAATTAGACAGCAAGCGCAATTAATAGCGGAGCGTAGAAATGAAGTTTGAAGATGCCATTAAGAAATCCATCAAAGGGTTTATCGAAGGCAAGGTGCCCCGCAATATTGCAGAGATGTCTGAGGAAGGGTTGATGTATACGCCCGAGTACCTAGACAAGCTTGAAGAGGCGATGATGGCAGAGCCAGAGGCTGCTGAGCCCACCGAAGAGGAGATGCTCGATGCAGAAGCTTAGTTCGCCAATCCCCGGAGCTAACTTTACCACCGATACCCGCAACTA